GACCTTGTTGTTGTAGAGCATATTTCAATTTTCAGCTATTGCGAGCTCCATTTAGCGTTGATGTATAATATGACAGTTTCAATTGGTTACATTCCAAAAGGAAAAGTGATTGGGCTGTCTAAGGTTGCTCGTATTGCTGAAATGTGCGGAAAAAGATTGCAGTTGCAAGAACGCATTGGAAGTGATATTGCAGATGTGCTTGAAAAAGTTTTGGGCACTGATGATATAATAGTTGTAATAGAAGGAGAACATTCTTGTATGACAACTCGTGGAATTAAAAGCCGTGGTTCAAAAACAAAAACAGCAACATTGAGAGGAATCTTCAAAAATGAAATTGCTGTTAGAAATGAATTCTACAGCTTAATCAATAAATAGGAGAATGAATATGGTAATTCAAAAGAAAGAACTTTTGGACAGTTTGAAGGCTTGTATGCCTGGAATTGAAGCGGGCTCAGCAGTATTGCAGGGAGCTGATTCCTTTGTGTTTCACGATGGAAAAATCTTTACTTATAACGATTCTATTTCCGTTACTGTTCCAATTAAAAATGATGGCTTGCTGGAAGAAGGATTGGAGGGTTGCGTAAAAGCAGAAGAATTCTTCAAAATCATAAGCAAGTTTCCAGCTGATGAAATTAAGTTCAGCGTAACAGAAAAAGGAACTTGGCTGTTGAAATGTGGAAAAGCAAAAGCAGAAATGGCATTGCTTAATTTTGATTTTCAGACACGCCTTAAAAACATTGCACCGGAAAAAGATGCTTGGATTGATTTGAGCGATGATTTTGTTTTTGGAATTGGAACTTGTAAAATGTCCGTAAACAAAACTCAGCTTTCCGGAATTTACTTTGAAGGACAGGACATTATTTCTACAGACGGAAATCAAATGAACTGTTATACAATGAAAGAAACAGAACTTCCAAAGTTTTGGATTTCCGATAATTCTGCAAATGAACTTTTGAAGTTGAAAAAACTTGTTTCAATGCAGTTGCAGGGAACTTGGGCACATTTTAAGGCAGAGGACGAAACAATGTTCTCTATTAAAACATTGCAGGCTGATACATATCCAGCAAGCAAATTAAAGAACATTATTGATACAAGCAACCCTGAAAAGGCAACACTTCACGCAAAGTTTCCAAAAGATTTGTTCAACGCAATTGACAGAGCTGTTTCTTTCAGTATGGATATTTTTGACCATTCTGCTGTAAGGCTTGTTATCAGCAAGGAAAAGATTGAAGTTAGTGCTGAAAGAAGTGCTGGTAAATACAGCGAAAAGGTAGCTTGGGACGAAGAAATTAAAAAAGACTTTGAACCGCTTGTTGTCTATGTTGATGCCGTGATGATGCAGTTTGTAGCACAAAGAACAGTTGAATTCTATCTGCTTAAAGGTCCAATGCGAAACGGAAAGTCATTGCCTCGCTTGCTGTTTGTAACAGACGCTTCGAAGCATTTACTTTGTACACTGGACGCAGGTGCAGAAGACGAAGAATAATTGCAAAGGCTGGAGCATTAAAACTCCAGCCTATAATATTTAATATTGGAGTGTTCATTTATGGGTTTCTTGTTAGACGATGAAGATGTTGATGTTTTGCGTGGCAAGCAAAAGATAAAACAAAATAAAACACCTGCAAAAAAAGCTGAAGTTCCTAAAAAGCAGGAAATAAAAATTGATTACAATCACATTATTCCAGAAGATGAAAAAGTGCAGATGAATAGAAAAGTAATGCTGGACGCTGAAAAGTATCAGGATTTTACAGCAGAACTCTATCCATACAGCTTGAACTTCTATGATTTTGAAGTTTTTGTTCACGATTGGTGCGTTACAATTATAAATCCAATTGAAAAGATAATGACAGTAATTGTGAATGATGTTGGAGCTTTGAAACGCTATTACAAAAAACATCAGGACCAGTTCTGGGTAGGTTACAACAGCAGAAATTATGATACATTTATTATGAAAGGTTTGCTGTTGGGTATGAATCCAAAAAAAGTAAACGATGATATTATTGTGCGAAATATGAAAGGCTGGCAAATAAACAGAGATTTCAAAAATGTAAAGTTTTTGAACTTTGATATTTATACAAAAAACAGCTTGAAAACGCTGGAAGGTTTTATGGGTAATGATATTCGTGAAACTGAAGTAGATTTCAATTTACAGCGTAAACTGACACCGCAGGAAATAAGACAGACAATAAAATACAATATCCACGATGTAGAGCAGACTATTGAAGTATTTAGAAGAAACATTTATCTTTATGAATCTCAAATACAGCTCATTGAAACTTTTGGAATGGATATTGAATTGATTGGTGCAACGCAAGCACAATTGACAGCAAGAATCTTGGGCTGTCAGCAGGTAAAAAGAGACGACGAGTTTGACATTAAACTTGTTCCAACTTTGCACCTTAAAAAATATGTGTATGCGAAAGAATGGTTTGAAAATAAAGATAACTTGGATTATAAGAAATCTTTTGGGCTTACTGTTTGCGGAGTGCCACATCAGTTTGGATGGGGAGGCTTGCACGGCTGTCCAGAAGAGCCTTTGCATAGCACCGGCAGGATTTATCACATTGATGTTACAAGTTATTATCCATCAATTATGATTAAATATAACTTTTTGACACGCAATACAGATGATAAAAAGCGTTACACGCAAATCTATGATATTCGCGTTCAGCTTAAAAAAGAAGGCAAGAAAAAAGAACAGGCACCGTATAAAATTGTATTGAACGGAGCTTATGGTATGACAAAGGATAAATATTCTTTGGCTTACGACCCAAGACAGGCGAATAATGTTTGTGTAAACGGTCAATTGATGCTATTGGATTTGCTGGAGCACTTGGAGCCTTATATTACGCTTATTCAGTCAAACACTGATGGTCTTATTATACAAGTTGAAGATGACGAAGAAAAAATCAACAAAGTAATGAACATCTGTCACAGGTGGGAACATAGAACAGGAATGGGGCTGGGCTTTGATGAAATTACAGAAATATTCCAAAAAGATGTCAACAACTATGTTTTCCGATTTGCAAGTGGCAAGCTGGAGCGAAAAGGTGCTTATGTTATGGAATTGGATGATTTGAATAACGATTTGCCAATTGTCAATAAAGCACTTGTTGATTATATGATGAATGGTGTAGCTGTTGAAGAAACTATTGAAAATTGTGATGAAATTAAGCAGTTTCAGAAAATTGTAAAAGTTTCCAGCAACTATGAAGGAGCTTGGCACAATGGTGAATATTTGCACGATAAAACTTTCCGAGTCTTTGCAAGCAAGGACAAGAAAGACACATATTTAGGCAAGTTCAAATATAAAGGTGCAACTATTGAGAAGTTTGGAAATACTCCAGATTTTGCATTTATTATGAATGAAAATGTTAATGGTGTAAAAGTTACAAAGAAACTTGATAAACAGTGGTATATTGATTTGGCAAATAAACGCCTGGAAGATTTTGGAATTAAAGTAAATAAAAACGCTGGAGGATTGCTGTAATGCTGTTTGAAAATACTGAAGTTTTTAATTTCGATGGTGCGTTGCGTGGTATGCGAAACCCAAAAGAATCTTGGAATAAAAGCGATAGTGGTTTTTGTAGTGCTGTTCATTGCAATAACTGTAGATTTAATGGAACTAACAAATGTGAGGAATCAACTCCTGAACTTGATTTTGTTATAGGTTCAAACGATTTACAGCTTGCACAAACATTGATAAAAGCAGGAAGTGAACATCGAAAGTTTATGAGACAGATTTTTGTTAGCGTAGATATAACAGCTCCTCTTTATTGGTGGAAAGAATTCGATACTTATAAAGTCGCAACAGTTTCAAACAGTTGTTCTACAATGCACAAGCTGGCAGACACTCCAATCACTTTGGATTGTTTTGAAATGGGTGATTTCAAAGATGTAAATATTTCAACTGTTATGTTTGATAAAAGTATAAGTTTGAATATTTCTTCTTTTTATGACTTAATTATGATTCCTTATATGGAACGATTAAGACAGAAATACAATGAAACAAAAGACAAATGTTATTGGAAAGAATTGATACGCTTGCTTCCAGAAAGCTGGTTGCAGAAAAGAACAGTAACAATGAATTATGAAAACTTGCTTGGAATATGCAGTAAAGGACAAAGGCGTTTTCATAAACTTACAGAATGGAGCGTTGATTTTATCCAGTGGGCAAGAAATCTTCCTTATGCTCAGGACTTGCTGTTTATTGATGAATTAAGCAAGTAAAATCCTATAATAAATGTATGGAGGACAAAATGGGAAAGATTGGTTTTGTTACGGAAAAATTAGACTGTGAAAAGAAAAGCAAGCAGGAAAAATCTTCCGTAAGAAATCACAATGTAGGCAGTTCCGATTATTCCAAGCATAAAATTCAGCCTTGGGATATTTGGATTGAATACAAATTAAATCCGTTTGATGCTGATATTGTAAAACGCATATTAAGGCAGAAAGAAGAAAACGGAATGACAAAACAGCAAGCAAGAAGACTTGACTATGAAAAAATTATTCACATCTGTCAGGAACGCATAAGACAGATAGATGAAGGAATTGAATTGTAAGGAGCAAACAAATGGCAAACGAAAAAATGGAACTTTACAGAAAATATCGTCCTGAAACATTGGAAGATATGGTTGGAAATGAAGCAACAATTAAAAGCCTTAAAAAGGAACTTGAAAATGGTTCACACACATTTTTGATGACTGGTCCTGCTGGATGCGGAAAGACAACACTTGCAAGAATTATGGCAAAAGAAGTTGGTGCAGGCCCGCTTTCTATTCACGAAATAAACAGTGCTGAAAATAGAGGAATTGATACAGCTCGTGAAGTTATGGAACAAATGCGTTTTAATCCAAGTGATGGAGACGCTATTGTTTGGATTTTTGATGAATGTCATCAGTGGCTTGGTCCAGTACAGAACGCATTCTTAAAAGCACTGGAAGACACTCCTTCACATTGTTATTTCTTCTTATGTACAACAGACCCGCAGAAACTTATCGCTCCATTGAAAACACGCTGTTCTATTATCAATGTAAAACCGTTGAGCAATGAAGAAATGACTTATTTGCTCAAAAGAACAGCAAGAGCAGAAAAGATTAAAATTGGAAATGAAGTGTATGAAAGAATCTGCGAAATTGCTCAGGGTGGAAGTCGCAAGGGTTTGAAGTTGCTTGCAAAAGTAATTTATCTTGACAATGATGAAGAACGCCTGGAAGTATTAAAAGCAGGGGAAGATAACGAAACACCACAGTCAATTGAATTGTGCCGTGCTTTGCTTGCAAAAGGAACAAAATGGCCAACGCTTGCGAAGCTGTTGAAGGCAATTGATATGAGTGATGCTGAAAAAGTTCGTCAGGGTGTTATGGGTTATATGAACGCTGTTTTGCTCAATGGAAAAGCAACAGCGGAAGCAGTTTCAGCAATGCAGGCCTTTAGTTCTGCAGACACATATAAAAATGGAAAGAATGCGATAACTGTTGCTTGCTTGGATTATTTGGATATGCTGGGAGATTAAAATGTTTGTTGAAATACTTGGAATTGTTGCCAGCTTGTTTGTTATAAGTGCATTTCTTTTTAAGAATGTAAAGATAATAAGATTGCTGGATGCTGTTGGTGCTTTGCTGTATGTAATTTACGGCATTCTAATTCACAGCTATGCAAACATTTTGTTGAATACTGTTTTAATAGCAGTTCAAATCTATCACTTGCATAAATTGAATAAAAAGTAGTTTGTATTTTATGCAAAGTAATTTTTAATAGTTCCTATAATAAAATAAACACTTAATAATAAGGAGTTGCTAATGACAAAAGCAGAAGTTATGGCACAAAAGTCAAAAGAAAAACAGTTTGACTTTGAAAAGGACTTGTCCATCAATAAATATAAGTTGGACGAGGAATGCCTTTCACATTCCAGCTTGTATTTCCGTTATGCAGAAGCAAGCATTACAGCGAAATCAGAAGTTTCAAAAGCAGATGACAATTTGAAGCTCGTGACAGCTGAAAGAAACATTGCTATCCGTAAAGCATACACGGACGCTGGTGCAAAATTCACTGAAGCTGTAATTGCAAGTGAATTGGAAAAGGACGCAAAAGTTCTTGAAGCAAAGGAAAAGCTCCGTGACGCTCAGGAAGTTTATGCAAGACTTCAGGTTGCTGTTTCCGCAATGGAATCACGCCGTTCACAGCTGGACAACCTTGTAAAATTGTATTGTGCAGGTTATTTTTCAACACCAACAGCAAGCAATGAAACAAGAAAAAATGTAAACGAACAGACCGCAAATGCTGTTCGCAAAAACTTGAATAAATAGGTCTATAAGGAGTTAGCTATGGTAGACAAGAAAAAGAAAGGTGGACTTGCAAAACGCTATCAGGCAAGTTACGAAAGCAAAGGTTCTTCAGGCGGAAAGGCTGGAGTAATGGATTGGAAAAAAGTTGATGGTGAAGTTCAGTTCTTTAGCCCTGCTGAAGGACGCAACAGAATCAATATCATTCCATACACAATTAAAAGCAAAAATCACCCGCTTGTTAAAAAAGGTGAATTTGAAGTTGGCGACAAGGACTATGTAATGGACATCTTTGTTCACCGCGGAGTTGGTCCAAGTGAAGCCAGCGTTTTGTGTCTTAAAAACACATATGGCAAACCTTGTCCAATTTGTGAACAGAGTGCTTTGTTACGCAAGCAGGGAAAGGAAGACGAAGCTGGAGCACTTAAACCTTCACGCCGTGTTTTCTACAATGTTCAGGACTTGAAAAATCCGGATGTGCTTAAGGTTTTTGAAGCAAGCCACTATCTTTTT